CTCGAACTCCTCCTTGTGAAGCTTGTACGCCACGAAGGCGTCCATCAGAGCGGCGACGTTGTCGATCTTCGCTTCTTGCCGCTTCTTCAGGAGCTTGCGGTTCCCGTTGGTGTCTTCCATGGTGATCGCGTTACCCATGGCAAAGGACATCAACACTTGATCAAATATGAGCAATCGTTCGCCACTAAGAGCCTTGAGTTCCCCAAGCGGGACAGACTCAGTCCTCGCCCCCTGAATCACTTTCTCGATTCCATGCGGCCCGTTTTCCGCCTCCCAGCGGGCTACGAACTCCTTAGCGTTGTAGGGGTCGAAACCAAATGCGCGCACATCATAGTTTGATTCCTGAATGAAGGAATCCAGGTCATCATAGACCTCCATCATGTCGAGGATTGTTCCCTCAAGCACGTGAAGGCTTCCTTCTTGGATGAACTCCTCGTACTTCTGGCGCATAGCCCCGGGAAGCTTCAACAGCGTCAATGACGTGATGTAGCTTCGGGTCTTCACTCCGAATTTGCCACTTGGCAGTGGAAAGAGGAATGTGAACGCACAGAAGTCGTCACCCTGGGAAAGGTCTGCACCCATAGCACAAGGCATCTCCCAGAATTCCCGATAACGATGAGGCAGGGTTTCCTCGTAGGTGAAGAAGTACGTATAACCCTCCATCGGAATACCGAAACGCTTCGCCAGAATGTCGTTCCGAGAGGCAGGCGCCTTTTCGGCTCGTTCAACATCGAGTTGGTAGACGTCATACGTGACGGTCTTTCCGAGATTCGGGTTCGCCTTCTGCCACATCGCCGGGTTGGCTACCTCGTCCAGCTCGTCCAGCTTGTAGTGCCAGATCGAGACGTGAGGAGCCTGGTAATCGCCCTTGAGAATATCGGCGAGTTCCAGTTTGATCGTGTCACCGCTGCCGTTTCGAACGGTTCCCTCGGAACTGACGGCCACGATAAGGTAGTCGTCGAGCTTCGAGGCTCCCTGTTCGATGGCCCCGATAACATCCTCTCGGAGATCGCCGGACAGCCACTCGTCAACGGTTGCCACTTTGGTGCGGAGGCCCTGGAGCTTGTTGATGGTCATCGGCCGGACCTCAAGCATCGAACCCGTGAGGAAGTTCTCGACGCCCTTCTTGGTAGCGGCCAGCTTGACCCGGTTGACCCTTGCGCCAGTGGTGTTCTGGAGTGATCCCTCAGTGAGAAATGCGAAGAGGGGTCCTCTGGCCCGGACGATGGAAGTACGGACAGGAGACATGACCTCGTCTGCCTGCTTCATCGTTGGAGCCGTAGTGATCTGATGCGTAGTGGACGAATCGATGTTCAGAAAATAGCTCTGGAGGCATGATTCGTACAATGACTTGGCCGCGCCTCGGGCAACGATCAAGTACTGCTTCGTCGTGAGGCGCTTTTTGATCACCTTGTCTACGTAACGTCCGCCACGCTCGCCCGGCTCGTATACGCTTCGGTTGACGAAGTAGTACCAGCAGAAAATCTGCTCTGCCCACAGCTTGAATGTGTCAAGCAAGTGGAGATCACTGCCATCGGTGAGCGTGAGCTCAGACTCGCAGTAGGAAACGAACCCTTCTACAGGATAAGGATCGTAGTAGATGTTCGGGTTGGCGATGAGCGCGTCGATACGGTTCATCTCCAACGAGATTTCCCGGTTGACAGGAATATCGCCAGCCAGAACCGCGTCACGGAACTTCCCGTAATACAGAGGAGTCGCCGTGTTCGACATCTCCACCACTTACCCTCCCTTCTACTAGTTACCTGTGTTCGTGTAGTGGTTGGCAGCGCGGCGGATGACGATCCCAGCACCGGCCTTTGCTGCGGCGGAAGAACCGCCAGTTGCGTAGGCACCGGCTGCGGTGAACGCGACCTTCAGACCGGTCTTGACGGCCTTTCCGGTGGGCGTACCCATGAACTTGCGGACGTCCTCGACGGTCTTGCCGACCTTGAGAACCTTCTTGACGGTGTTGATACCGTTGTCCAGCTCGGTCGGGTGTTGAGACACCATCGTGTGGTACTGCTTTTCGAGGTTCATCCGGTTGATGAGACCCTGAAGCTCCTGATTGCTGAGCGACCGGGTACCACCGGCGTCGATCCTTCGCTGGGACGCTTCGGCGGTCTTGTGGTCAGCGGAAGCAGCCGGAACTCTTGCGCTGCCACCTCCGGAAGAGCCGGAGTCATCCCTTCGGACTCCCCACTTCATGCCCTTGACGCCGTAGTGAGCGAGCTCGCCCATGGCGGTGCTAGGCGACTTGATCTGAGACATCGCTACCTCCATGTCGTAGCTGTAGGGCTTGAGTTGGAACGTCGGCCCGTCTGAATCATCGATCCACATGGAGATCCGGTCGAATCTTACTGAGTAAAACTCGCCGGATTCTTGTGGGTCCTGCTGTGCCGGGGTCTCCGGGTAACCCATCGTCAAGTGCGGGGTCCATTCTGGGTACTGCTCCGTCGAATGGTATGCCGCTGAGATGAGTGGATCTTGGAGAAGGTGTTCCCGGAAAGTGGCGATCTCTCTCGACCACTTCTTGTCGAAGAACAGGACATCGGCATCGTTGGGGCCGAGTGTTCCTCGCTCTGTGACTTCGAGACCGAAGGCGCAAAGCTGAGAAGCGGCGTACTGAATGTACTCTCCGATGTGGACGAGCTGATCGACGTCGTAGTCGGGCTTGCCCAGATACAAGAGAGTAAGGTGCGCTTCCTTCTCGCTCGAAACCTTACGTACCGGGTCACTCACAGAAGGGAGGGCGACGATCACAAGCTCACTACGGTCGGATCCTGCCATGCGTCTGCCTCCCTTTGAACGTTGAGACGCCACTCCAACTCGGTGATCTGCTTCTCCATCGAGGTGAGGGCGAAGGAAGTCCCCGGAGGATCGAACATCAGACGTACCTTGAGATAGACGTAGGACTTGACCGAACTCAGCCGGGGATCTATTCCGAAGAAGGAGTCCCACATGTCGTCGGCATCCTCGATCATGAAGCCTTCGGCGGGACCGATCCCAATCTGGGTGAGCGTTGCCAGCACTGAGTTGATGTGCATGGTGATGTCAACATCGAACGATGTGTCAGCCTCAGGCAAGCCAAGAACTTTCTTGACACTGCTGAGGATGCTCTGTGCCACGTGGGACACCTCCTCTCATTTTGAATGGTTGGTGTTACCGGCGGGCCTTGGCCTGTCGGTTGACTTCGGACTGAACAGCCGAGGGGTCGTACCCTGCTTCCCTGAGGTCCTTGGAGCGGCTGGGGTCATTGCCCCACTTGCCAGCGAGGACCTCGGCGGCGAGAGTCTTGATGGACTTCGGACCCTTCGCCGGATTCAGCAGCTCGTCGACCCGGGCCTGAACCTGGGAGGCGTTGTACCCGGCGGCGATCAGCCTGCGGACTCGGTCCGGGCCGTTGCCGTACTTGCCGTGGATGACATCATGAGCGACCTCATCGATGGACTGCTTGTCGGGGGTGGAGGGGCGCGGGGAGGAGGGGGTCTTCTTGTCTGCCATCTGAATCTGCCTTCCCAACACGTCGGCTGCGTAGTCTCCGCCGGAGGTTGCCGAGTCGGCGGACTTGCCCTCGGCGAGGGCGTTCTTGACACCGGTCTGTCCGGCGTTGTAGGCCGCGATGGCATCGGGCCAGTTGTGCAGAGCCTTGTAGTTCGCGGCGAGAAGCGAGGCGGCATCGTCAGCCTGCTTGCGGACATCGTCCAGGTAGGACTTGTCCACGTCGTGCCATCGGTTGTCGCGCTGCCACACACCGAAGCCGTGGCCGCCGTCGCCGATCTTGTTCGTGAGGTTGGTCTCGCGGGAGCCGACCGCCAGAAGGAGATCCTCCGGCAAGCCGTGCTTCTTCTCGACCTCGGGGATGAAGGGCCAGGTCTTTAGTGCCTTGGCTGCCTGGGTCTTCATCGTCGCCGCCGACTCACGGGACTTCGGCTTGATCGCTGGTGCCTTCGTCGGAGTCTTGAAGCTGTCGTACTGCTTCTGGGCTTCGGTCAAGACCTTGTCGTAGATCTTGTCCATGTACGGACCGGCGCACGCCGTCGACGACCAGTGCTTGTGGTAGAAGAAGTTGCTCTTGGTCGGGCGGGTGCCGATCACCTTGTAGAAGAGCCAGCCCGCAAGACGAGCGGCGTTCTTCCACGTGGCGTCAGCGACCTCCCATGTGGGAGCGGTCTTCGAGTTCGCCATCTCGATGGAAATGGTGGACTGGTTCCCGGCGAGGTTGCCGACAGCCCATGCGTACTCGTTGACCTTGACGTACTGGGCGACAGCACCGGCCGAGTCGACATCGAAGTGAGCCGAAGCGGGTCGCGTCTTCCAGACGTTCAGGACACCCTGATGGCTGAGCCGTCCACCGTTGTGGTGCAGCGTGACCGAGGTCTTCTTGTAGCTTCGGTGGGTGACGTGGCCCGTCGCGGAGAGTTCATCTATCAGGTTCGAGACCGTGCGGTCGTAGGCGATGGTCGCAGTCACTTCGGGTCCTCCTCAGTCATCTCGACGTCCGCCTCGGCGAAGCTTTCGAAGTCGCTCTCGGGGAGCTCGTCCTCAGTCTTGAAGCCGGAACCGTCCTGGGTCTCACGCTTGAGGGCCGCAGGAACGTCCTCGTCGTCGTAGTGATCCTTCTTAGGGGCAGCCATGGCGCCGTCCTTTCGTTACCAGAGTTTTGTATCGCCAGGCCTGCGTTCGACGACCGGCTGGGGAAGCAGACGTTCATCGCCGTAATGGATGGCGTTGTGAGTTCGGTGTGCAACGGTGATCAAGTTGTCGGGGTCGAAGAGACAGTCGTCTCCGGCCTCGATTTGCTCGACGGTGATCGGGTTCAGATGGTGAATGTAGAGACCGCTGTGAATCTCGTAACCATCGATCCCAAGATCGCATCCGTTGTCTCGGACGATGATCCCGTCCCGGGCTTGGCGCCACTCACGAGACGTGTAGAAGTCTTGGTTGACCCATCGGTTGAATCCAAAAGTCGCTTCACCGACTCGACCTTTGAGAGCAAGGTAGCGAAACCGCTCTATGAAAGTTTCGAGTCGACGTACTTCTGAATACGACCTATTCATCTTCGAGCTCGTCCGGAGGGACACCTTGGTAACCGCGCATAGCGCTGATCGCCTTTGTGTACATCTCTTCCAGACGCTGCGTCGAGGCCATGGCCTCGATCTTGGCCTTCTGAAGTTCTACCTCTCCGGCCAGTCGTAGCTGTTCGAGCTGTTCCCGTGTAGAGCCCAGCTTGAGGTAGTGCGTGATCACCTGTGCCGAGGCTGTGCCGTCCTGCATCTGCTGTTCGGCGAGCTGTTCGGCCAGAGAAATCATCTGACTTTCCCGAGCTTCGGGAGTCGTGGCGGCTCTGCGTCGACGCGGTTCGGGAAGTGGTTTACTTTGTCGGCGGACTACCATAGTTACAACTCCTTCCAGGCGGGTTCATGTCAAGAAAACTGATGGTTGGCAGGACTTAGTGAGGGGTACGTAGGGGTCTATTGCCAGAAACTTTCCCCCGGAGAATCCCGAGGGATGAAAACTTTAACCGAAAAGTCCCGCCGGGGGAAAAATATGG